GAGATGCAGCTGGATCCAATGAAGCAATTGGTGGCCAAGATAATGATGGTATACAATTTTTACCTAGTAGTAATGATGCATCACTTTATAATTACATAGGCAGTGCTGCTATAGATCCAAGTTTACCTATTACCACTAGTGATGAATTTTGGATGGCGGTTGATATGGGTACAGGAAAATGTTTTTTAGGAATTTATGATGCAAGTGCAACAGCAATGAAATTTGTTGCAGCTGATGCTGGTATTGATGGTAACCCAGCAACAGGTGACAACCCTACTATTACTATCTCAGATATGATTGGATCACTTGATTATGCATTTGCTGTAAATAGTAAAAGTACTAATGTTTGGACTTTATTAAGATCAACAGAAGTTAGTGGTACTACACCAACAGGATATACATACTTTGAAAACGTAAAGGATTTACTATAATGGCTGGAACAATAATAATTGGCAAACAACATATGAGCTCGTTCACATACGAGGGTAACGGTGGTGGTCAACGTGTAGGTAACTTTGTTCCATTCACCAATGATGGTACTATAGCAAAAAGTGTTATGGTAGATTATAGCAGTAGTAGTTATTTACAAAGAACTCAAGATACAGTTGCTGGTGATGATAATAAAAGAAAAGCTACTTTTTCGTTTTGGTTTAAACCATCAGGAGCAAGGCTTGGTAATGAAACATGTTTATTTGGTGCAGCTCCTAGTGGAAGATTGTTTGCTAGATTTGATACTTCAGATAGACTTATGCTTCGTTTAACAAACGGTACAACAGAATATCAAAAAGTTACAAACAGAACTTTTCAAACTACAGATAAGTTTTATCATTTTCTTTGGCAAGTAGATGCAAGTCAAAGTACTGCTACAGATAGATCACAACTTTATATAGATGGAGATAGAATAACAAGTTGGAATTCAGATAATAACCCAGCTCAAAATACAGATATTGTTGGATTAGCTGACGGTACAGTTATGAGAATATCATCTCTTTCACATTCTGCAGCTCAATTCTTTGATGGCTATATAGCTGAATTTAATTGTGTTTCTGGTTCTGTAGTTGCTCCTTCTGTATTTGGAGTAACTGATACTTCAACAGGTAGATGGGTCCCAAAAGCATTAACAGGTATAACATATGGTACCAATGGTTTCAGATGTACGTTTGCTAATACAGCTGGTCTTACTATAGGAGATGATACAAGTGGTAATGGAAATGATTTTGACACACTTAATGGTATAGGAACCGATCATATAAGAACAGATAGCCCTACACAAAATTTTATAACTGCTGATCCTTTTACAGCTATTGGTACTGCTCCAACTCTTAAAGAAGGAGGTTTGCAATTAGTTTATGCTTCTGGATCAGGATATCCTAAAATTGGTTTTAATAAAACAATTCCTCAATCAGGTAAATGGTATTGGGAAGTCAAAGCAACAGCTGTAGGTGGATATCAAGGTATAGCTAATCCAGATTGTGGTTTAGCAGATCTTAATTTAATTCAAGTTCAAGCAATACCTACAAATGCTAATATGGCAGGATCTGCTGGTGTCTTGGCATGTAGAATGGAAAGTGGTTTTAAATTTACTGATGTAAGATCAACTTCACAATCTTTGTCTACTATTGGATCTACTAACATGGCTGACGGAGATTATTGGTTATGGGCCCTTGATATGGATAATGGTAAATTATTTATAGGTCACTATGATGCATCAGGAACATCTACAACATATTTTGCTGCTGATGGTGGAACAGATGGTAACCCTGCTAATGGAACTAATCCAACATTTGAATTTGATCCAAAAGATCATAGATTTGTTCCTGTTCAAGAGGTTTTTGCACCAGGCAGTTATGCTTCTACTTGGGATTATAATTTTGGATCTAAAGCATATGATTTTACAGCACCATCAGGATATGGTAAATTAAGTCAAGAAAACTTTCCTGAATCTGATGAAGGTATAGGTGGAATGGTTTGGGTTAAAAATAGAGATACAACTGATTACCATACAATTTATGATAGTAGCAGAGGAATTAGTAAAGAAATTTATCCTAACGATACATCTGCTGAAGCAAGTGCAGTTGCAGATGGATTAAAGAAATTTCTTAAAGGTGGATTTGCAACAGAGGATGCTGTCAACTTAAATGAAGCAGGTGAAAGTTTTGTTGCATGGAACTGGGTTGCTAATGGTGGAACTACTGCTGCTAATACAGATGGTTCAGGAGCTAGTATAGCATCAACTACTCAAGCAAATCAAACTGCTGGGTTTAGTATTGTTCAATATACAGGAACAGGTAGTGCAGGAACTGTAGCACATGGATTAAGTGCTGCACCAACTATGATTGCAGTAAAAAATTTAGGTGACTCGGCATCATGGTATGTTTATATGAATGTGACACGAGCTGCTAGTCCCAATACTTATTATATGAGATTTGATAGTGATGATTCACAATCTCAAACAGGTGCAGTATGGAATGATACCACTCCTACTTCAAGTGTGTTCACGGTAGGTGGGGAAGATACGTCTAATAAAAATACTAAAAATTATGTAGCATATTGTTGGACAGATATACCAGGATATTCAAGAGTTGGAACCTTCAACGGAAATGCAAATGCGGATGGTTCATTTGTTTATACCGGGTTCAGACCTCAATGGTTGATGATTAAAGGATTAGATGTTGGTAATGGGTGGACAGTTTGGGATTCTGCACGAAGTGTTAGAAATCCATTAGATACAGCATTATTTTGGAATACAACTGGTGCTGATGATACTGGCAATACTATAGATTTTTTATCTAATGGTTTTAAACCAAGAAGTACTAATGCAGATTTTAATGGTAGTAACATATATGGATACTTAGCTTTTGCTGAACATCCATTTAATGGTGATGGTACTAACCCATGCACAGCAAGATAGTCATAAATAAGAACGAGTAACCAAAAATAGTAACATTTTATCATAAATAAAACATAAGGAGATTTTTAAATGTGGGCAAGAGTAAAAGCAAGTCAAGTTGTTGAGATTATACCGGGTAGAAAGGCTATTACTATAGATGGTACTCAATATCCTTCAACAATATTTTCAATATGGTCAGCTGCTGATCTAAAAGCAATAGGAATTTATTCTTATACTGAAGCAGGTCTGAAAGATACTACATACTATACTCAAGGTAGTATATCATACACTGTTGATGATGATGCTGGAACTGTTGTAGGTGGATATGCATATACTGCAAAAGGTATGGATGATGTAAAGTGGACGCAATCAGAAATTGATGCAGGATCAGCTCCAACAGGTGCAGATACAAATACTGTTAAGACTGAAGGTCTCAAGACTATGTGGATCAAAAAAATTAAAACCATAGCTTCAGGTCTTATAACTCCTTATGACTGGTACACATTAAGATTAGCTCAATCAGGTACCGCAATTCCATTAGCTGTTAATACATATATTAATGCTGTGAGAACAGCAACAATTGCTAATGAGGCCAATGTAGCAAGTACTGCAAATGTTACTCAAATGATCACAAGATCTGAACAAACTGTAGATGGTGATGGTAAATTCAGTGCTAATTCTGTTTATGGAGAATGGCCAGATTCAATAGAGTAAGCTAAATCCTTATAAATAGTATCAAGGAGATACTATGGCTACACCAATTTCAAGAGATACATTTAAAGAATATTGTCTTCGTTCATTAGGCAAGCCTGTTGTTGACATTAATGTTGATGACGCTCAGATTGAAGACAGAATAGATGATGCACTTCAATATTACAGAGATTATCATTTTGATGGTACAGAAAGAATTATCAAAAAGGTTGAAGTAACCCAAGCAATAAAAGATAGTAAATCAATAGACTTTAGTAACGAGTCTCCAGAAATTATTGGAGTAACAAAATTATTAAATATTGGAGATAGTACTAATAGTAGCAATCTTTTTAATATAAGATATCAAATTCATTTAAATGATTTATTTGATTTTACTTCAACAACTTATCTTCCATATGTTACTGCAATGAGGCATGTGGAATCTTTAGAAGAAATATTTGTTGGAAGTCAACCAATAAGATTCAATAGACATACCAATGTTGTTAACATAGACATAGCATCAGAAGATTTGATTGTAGGTTCATTTGTTATAGTAGATGGCTATGCTGTTATCAATCCTGATACTTATACAGATATGTGGAGTGATTGGTGGTTGAGAAGATATGGTACTTGTTTAATAAAAAAACAATGGGGTGAAAACCTTAAGAAATTTGAAGGTATGCAAATGCCTGGAGGACTAACTTTTAACGGTCAGAAGATCTGGGAAGAAGCAACTGAAGAACAAAGAAGTTTAGAGCAAGAAGTTATCAACAGTTATTCATTGCCAGTGATGGATATGGAGGGCTAATATGGCCACCAATAAATACTTCAATAATTTTGCTTATGCAAGAGAGCAAGATTTAGTAGAAGACCTTACAATAGAATCAATTAAAATTTATGGACACAATGTAAAGTATTTGCCAAAAACAATTGCTGGCATTGATCATTTATTTGGTGAAGATAAAAACATTAGTTATAGTACAGCTGCAGATGTAGAAATGTATATAAAAAATGTTGAAGGATTTGAAGGTGAAGGTGACTTTATGAGTAAGTTTGGTGTTCAAATAAATGACCAACTTACATTAACAGTTGCAAGAAAAAGATACGATCAAATAAGAACAGAGAAGTTATCAACAGAAGTTGGATATAACTATGTTCAAGAATCAGCAAACACAGATAGTCCATCAAGACAATTCCTTACCGGTAATAGTCATACAGAAAGTATAGTTTTAGAAACAGGAACTACAGGTGTAAATAATTATACAATTACAACCGAAAGACCAATGGAAGGTGATTTAATATTTTTTCCTTTGGTTAATAAAATGTTTGAAATAAAGTTTGTAGAACATGAACAGATCTTTTATCAAACAGGAAGATTACAAACTTTTGATCTTAGATGTGAGTTATTCAAATACAGTAGTGAAACAATTAACACTGGTAATACTCAAATTGATACAATTGAGACTTCACAGACTCTTGATACATTATTATATCAAATGTTACTTGAAGATGGAGAAAACTTACTTGAAGAAGAAGGTAATTCAATTATACAAGAGTATCAATTATTTACTCAAGATGCTGGTGCTAATAATTCATTCTTTGAATCTGAAGGAGAAAGTATTATTGACTTTAGTGAAAGAAACCCATTTAGTGAGGTAGATAGGTACTAATGTTTGGACATCAATACTATAATCAAGTTATAAGAAGATATGTTGTATTATTTGGTACATTGTTTAATGACATTGTAGTTCAAAGATTCAATACAAGTGGTGTAAGATTAAAATCTTTAGCTGTTCCTATTGCTTATGGACCTAAAGAAAAGTTTTTAGCAAGAGTGGAACAAGATCCAACTTTAACTAAACAATCAAGTGTTAGTTTACCAAGAATGGGTTTTGAAATGACTGGAATGCAATATGCACCTGAAAGAAAATTATCAACAACACAAAGAAGAGTAAATGTACAAGGAACAGCTGGATCAAACAATACAATAAAAACAGTTTTTAGTCCAGTACCATATGACTTTAATTTTAATTTAAGTATATTTGTAAAGAATGCAGATGATGGAGTTCAAATATTAGAACAAATACTACCTTTCTTTACTCCTGATTGGACATCAACAATAAACATAATACCAGAAATGAATATCAAACATGATGTTCCAACAGTACTTCAAAGTGTAACAACAGAAGATAGTTATGATGGAGACTTTGAAACAAGAAGAAGTTTAATTTATAATTTAGACTTTTTAGTAAAAGGATACATCTATGGTCCTGTTAAAAAGAGTGGAATTATTAAAAGAACAAATATTGATTTTATTAATGGTACAGGTGCCGGTGGTGTTAAATTAGAAACTCTCAAAGTTACACCAGCATTACTTGCAAATGGATCCCCAACAAGTAATAGTGCTGCTAGTATAAGTATAGATAATATTAGTGCTAATGATACATTTGGATTTGCAATAGATTATGATATAAACCTTAGTGGAGAACAGTAATGACAGCATTTGATAAGAGCATGGAAGGTATATTTGATTTACCAGAAAAGGTCAACGAGAAGAAAGAATTAAAAACTGTTGACAATTCAGAAGAAACAGTGGATAATGATTTTAAGTATGCAAGAGAAAACCTCTACAATATTATTGAAAAAGGATCTGATGCATTAAATACTTTAGTTGATGTTGCTCAGCAATCTCAACATCCTAGAGCATTTGAAGTTGTAAGTCAACTAGTAAAAACTCTAAGTGATACAAATAAAGATCTACTAGAAATACAAAAGAAAGTTAAAGTATTAAAGAAAGATTCTCCTGATGCACCACAAAATGTTACTAATGCATTATTTGTTGGTAATACAAGTGAACTACAAAAATTAATCAATAAAAGAAATAATGAATGATAATTACCTTGGAAATCCAAATCTAAAAAAATCCAATGTAAATGTTGAATATACCAAAGAGGAAGTAGAAGAATTTATAAAGTGTGCAAAAGATGCTGAGTACTTTATAGAAACATATATTCAAATTGTTAATGTTGATAAAGGCTTAATTCCATTTAAGCTATATGATTTTCAAAGAACAATGGTTAACAAATTTGTTAGCGAAAGATTTGTAATTAACAAGCTCCCAAGACAATCTGGTAAAAGTACAACTGTAACAGCTTATATGTTATGGTTAATATTATTTCACGATCAACAAAGTATTGCTATTCTAGCAAACAAAGGATCTTTAGCAAGAGACTTATTAGGTAAGATTCAACTTGCATACGAACATCTACCAAAGTGGTTACAACAAGGAGTTGTTGTATGGAATAAAGGTAATATAGAATTAGAGAATGGATCCAAAATTATATCTAGTGCAACAAGTGGTAGTGCTATTAGGGGTGGATCTTATAATTTAATATTCTTAGATGAGTTTGCATTTGTAAGTAATAACCTTGCAGAAAGTTTTTTTGCTTCTGTTTATCCTACAATATCTTCTGGTGAAACAACAAAAGTAATAATTGTAAGTACTCCAAATGGATTAAATCATTTCTATAAATTATGGAGTGATAGTGTTGATGAAAAGAATGCATATAAACCAATAGAAGTTACATGGGATCAAATACCAGGTAGAGATGAAAAATGGAAGAAAGAAACTATAAGCAATACTAGCGAAGAACAATTTAGACAAGAGTTTGAGTGTGAATTTGTTGGAAGTATGAATACCCTGATTAGTTCAACTAAACTTAGAAATATGCCATTTGAGTATCCAATTAAAAAATATGGTAACTTTGTTCAGTTTGAAGAGCCTCAAAAAGATCATGTTTATATGATGACAGTTGATACAGCAAGAGGAGTTGGATTAGATTATAGTGCTTTTGTCTTATTTGATGTAACAGAGATGCCATTTAAAATAGTTGGTAGTTTTAGAGATAAACACGTTTCACCATTATTATATCCAACAACATTGCATAATATAGGTAAGAATTATAATGATGCTTATATGTTAATTGAAACTAATGATATTGGTCAACAAGTTGTTGATATTATGCATAATGATCTTAATTATGAAAACTTAATGACTACTACACACAAAGGTAGGGCTGGTCAAGTTATTAGTAGTGGTTTTGGAGCTGGATCAACAACTATTGGTGTTAAGACAACAAAGCAAGTAAAAAGAATTGGTTGTAGTAATTTAAAAGATTTAATTGAGAATGATAAGTTAATTATAAAAGATTTTGATATCATTGCAGAGTTATCTTCTTTTGTTGGTAGAGGAAGTAGCTATGAAGCTGAAGAAGGAACCAATGATGATTTAGTTATGTGTACAGTGTTATTTGCTTGGATGGTTAGACAAGATTACTTTAAGGAAATAACTGATACAGACATTAGAGAAAGACTATATAATGAGCGAATGAAACAGTTTGATGAACAGATGCTACCATTGGGATTTCAAGAAGATGGAATTCAAGATAATGAGCAAGTAGATAACTTTAATAATGACCATGATAGATGGATTATACAAAAAGATCGTGACTTTTCATAAAACTAAAAAATTATAAATAATTGCAAGAATCAAATTAAACAATTATAATTGTTACAAAGTAGGAGAGATAAAAATGCCATTCCAAGTTTCACCAGGTGTAAATGTATCAGAGATAGATCTTACAACCGTAATCCCTGCCGTTTCCACGACAGAAGGTGGCATAGCTGCCCACCTAAGATGGGGACCAGCATGTCAAAGAGTTTTAACGACATCAGAAGATGATCTAGTATCAAACTTTCAAAAACCATTAACAGCAAATACTGCTACAGACTTTTTTGTAGCAAGTAACTTTCTTGCTTATGGTAACGCATTATATGTTGTAAGAGTAGTAAACGAATCTACTGCTGATGCTACATCTAAAGCAACAAATGCAACTGCTGCTAATACATCTGCTGCATTCTTATTATTAAAGAATGAAAAAGATTATGATGAGCAATATAGCACAGGTATATCTGGATTTGGAGCATGGGCTGCAAGATATCCTGGAGCATTAGGAAACAGTTTAAAAGTTTCAGTATGTCCAAGTTCGAACGCATACGAATCAACAATTACAGGTAACATAGCTGTTACAAATAGTTCAAAAACAGTTAATGGTGTTCCAACAACAGGATCAGGAGCCAATGGAGGTGGTACTGCTGCAACTGCATTTTCTAGTGAGTTAAAGGTTGGAGACACATTACTATTAGGTCCTGATAAATTTCCAGGTAAAGTTGCATCTATTTCAAACAATAGTGTATTAACATTATCCACAAAATATTTAGGAAACACAGTTTCACAATATGGTACTGCTGCTACACACAGTGCTTCTGCTTCTGGAGCAACTAGAAGATGGGAGTTCTTTAGTAACTTTGATAAAGCACCATCAACAACTGCATATGCAAATACAGTTGGAGGTACTGGTGATGAACTTCACGTAGTTGTTGCTGATGAAGATGGCGAGTGGTCTGGTGTTAAAGACACTGTACTAGAATCATTTGGTAACTTGAGTTTTGCATCTGATGCTAAGAATGAAGATGGATCAGTCAATTTCTATAAAGAAGTTATTAATCAACAATCAAAATATTTATTCTGGGCTGCACATGACGGTTCAACAAATGCAGGTTCGGCTGCTGCTGGTACAACATTCAGTGGTGATCCATTACCTGATACTAAAAGTTTAAGTAGAGGTAGAGATGGATCTGCTCCAAGAAATGCAGATTACATTGAAGGATACAACTACTTTAAAAGTGCTGAAGATGTAGATGTATCTATAATAATAAATTCAGCTCGAAATCAAGTAGTAACAGAACATAATATAAGCAACATTGCTGAGTCAAGAAAAGATTGTGTAGTTGTTCTATCACCTGAAAGGGCTGATGTTGTAAACAACAATACATATTCAGGCAAAGAAGCTGAAGATGTTGTTGCATTTAGAGATAGCTTACCATCAACTTCATACGCTGTTATGGATAGTGGATGGAAGTATCAATACGATAAATTTAATGATCTTCAAAGATATATTCCAGCAAATGGAGATACAGCTGGTCTAATGGTTAGAACAGATACTACTAGAGATCCTTGGTATTCACCAGCTGGATTCAATAGAGGTATTATGAAGAACGTAACTAGATTAGCATTCAATCCAAATAAAGCAGAAAGAGATCTACTTTATAAAAATGGTGTTAACCCAGTCACTTCTTTCCCAGGGTCTGGAACAATATTATTTGGAGACAAAACATTATTAGAAAAGCCAAGTGCATTCGATAGAATTAATGTAAGAAGATTATTCATAGTTCTTGAGAAAGCAATTTCAACTGCTGCTAAATTTACTCTCTTTGAGTTCAATGATGCATTTACTAGATCACAGTTTGTTCAACTAGTCGAGCCATTCTTGAGAGATGTACAAAGTAGAAGAGGTATTCAAGACTTCAGAGTAGTTTGTGATGAAACAAACAATACTCCACAAGTAATTGATACTAATAGATTTGTTGGTGATATATTCATTAAACCAAGTAGATCTATAAACTTCATTCAACTTAACTTTGTAGCTGTAAGAACTGGTGTTGAATTTTCTGAAGTAGTTGGTCAATTTTAACATAAATATTAGTAGGAGAAAATAGATGGCATTCAATATTAACTTATTTGCAGGAGCACTAAAATTAGGAGGAGCAAGAACCTCCTTATTCCAAGTGAACATATCAAATCCAGCTAACGCTGTTGCTGATATTCAAGTCCCATTTTTAGCAAGAGCTGCACAAATTCCAGCTGCTACAATTGCACCCTTAGATGTTCCATATTTTGGCAGACAATTAAGACTTGCTGGAAATAGAACATTTGCTGATTGGAACGTAACTATATTAAATGATGAAGATATGTCTATTAGAAACTCTATGGAAGAGTGGTCTAATAACATTAACGGTTTTCAAACAAACCTAAGAAAGTTTGGAGCTTCTTCACCAGCTTTATATAAGTCTACTGCACAAGTAACGCAATTTAGTAAAACTGGAGTTCCACTCAGAGTATATAACTTCGTTGGTATATTCCCAACTGAAATATCTACTATAGAAATGGATTGGGGTACAGACGCGGTAAGTGAGTTTACTGTTAGTTTCACATACGATTATTGGGAAGTTTCTGGTGGTATCACTGGCAATGCTGGTGGTATTTAAAGCAATTTAATTGAAAAAGTATTGGACTAATAAATAGATTTGTAGTACAATACTCTTAAAGGAATAGTTATGGCAATAGAATTGTTTGGCTTTCGCATTGGTCGAAAGGAAGATGAACAGAAATTAAAAGACGATAATCTTAAATCGTTTGTTCCACCAACTACGGATGATGGAGCAATTGAAATTGCAGCGGGCGGTGCTTACGGTACATATGTAGACCTTGAGGGTTCAGCAAAATCAGAAGCAGAATTAGTTACAAGATATAGAGAAATGTCACTCCAACCGGAATGTGATTCTGCTATTGATGATATTGTAAACGAAGCTATAGTATACAACGAAAAGGAACCAGCGGTTTCAATTGTATTAGATGATCTCAAAGTAAGTAATTCAATAAAAAATAAAATTAGAGAAGAGTATAACAAAATACTTATGATGTTAAACTTTACTACTAATGCTTACGATCTATTCAGAAAATGGTATATTGATGGTAGATTATATTATCATTTAGTTATTGATGAAAGTAATCCAAGATTAGGTATTCAAGAATTAAGATATATTGATCCAAGAAAAATTAGAAAGATAAAGCAAGCTATCAAAAGAAAAGATGATCAGATGGATGCTATTGTTACTAAAGGATATAATGAGTATTACATATATCACCCAAGAGGAATCAATAGAGCAAACCAAGGATTAAAAATATCCAAAGATAGTATTTCATATACACATAGTGGTTTATTAGATCAAAGAATGTTATTAGTTCTTGGTCATCTACACAAAGCAATTAAGCCATTAAATCAATTAAGAATGTTAGAAGATGCTACTGTAATTTACAGATTAGCAAGAGCACCTGAAAGAAGAATCTTTTATATAGATGTTGGTAATTTACCTAAAGTAAAAGCTGAACAGTATCTAAGAGATATGATGGTTAAGCATAAGAATAAATTAGTATATGATGCATCTACAGGTGAAGTCAGAGACGATAGAAAGTTTATGACTATGTTAGAAGATTTTTGGTTACCAAGAAGAGAAGGTGGTAAAGGTACAGAGATTACAACATTGCCTGGAGGACAAAATCTAGGTGAAATGGATGATGTAGATTACTTTAAGAAAAAACTATACAAAGCACTTAATGTTCCTATAACAAGAATGGAATCTGAAACTAATTTTAATCTTGGTAGAGCATCTGAAATTACTAGAGATGAATTAAAGTTTACAAAGTTTGTACAAAGACTAAGAAATAAATTTACTACTCTATTTGATAATATTCTTGAAATACAATTAGTATTAACAGGAGTTACTACCAGAGCTGAGTTCAAAGAAATGAAAGAGCATATACATTATGACTTCTTAGAAGATAATCATTTCACTGAATTAAAGTATGGTGAAATTATGGGTGATAGATTAAGATTACTTGGTGAAGTTGATGCATTTGTTGGTAAGTATTTTAGTAAAGAATATGTTCGTAAATCAGTGTTGAGAATGAATGAAGATGAGATAGAAAAAGAAGAGGACAGGATGAAGACAGAACTTCAAGACGAGCCAGAAGAAGATGGTGAAGATCAACAACAAGATCAACAGCCAGAGCCAGAACCAGAACCAGAGCCTGAGCAACCTCAAGAAAGTTTTCAAGCTGCCAATACAATATCTGAAGAAGAGAAATCATTAGTAAATAGTATGACTAAGATTATTGAAGAAACTTTAGATGATAAGGCAGAAGAAGATGGAAAATGACATCAAAAATGCTAAGGTCCTTGCTACATCACTAGCATTTACTAAACAAGAAATTAAAAAACTTAGAGCTGATTTTAGTAACTACAAACTAAATGAAGATAAATTACCTCGTGGTCCAAAAGGAGATATTGGACCTCAAGGACCTAAAGGCGAATCTGGTCCAGATAGAAAAATCATAATAGAAGCAAAAGGTCCTGTTGGACCAAAAGGAGATAAAGGTGAAGCTGGTAGAGCTATCAATGCAGCTTTTATTGAAGAAGGTAAATTACACTTAAATTACACAGATGGAGAAACAGCTGATATTGGATCTATTGTAGGTCCAAGAGGTGGTCAAGGTATACCAGGACAAAAAGGTGAAAGAGGATTAATTGGTGAAGAAGGAAAACAAGGATCTAAAGGTGAAGTAGGACCACGTGGTACTATTGGACCAAGAGGATTACTTGGTGAACAAGGACCAATTGGACCAATAGGACCAATTGGATTACAAGGCGATAAAGGAGAAAAAGGTGATAAAGGTGAACAGGGTGAACCCGGTATACAGGGCATACAAGGACTACAAGGACTTATCGGACCGAGAGGCGAGACGGGCGAGCGAGGTACAATTGGGCCACAAGGATTACAAGGACCTAGTGGAAAAGATGGTACGTCGGTAGATCTTAAACCTCTTAAAGACGAATTAACAGTTGATCTACAATCTTTTAAAAATAATATAAGTGCAAGTATAACTAGAAGAAACTTAGCAAGTAGTGGTGCTGGTGGTGGTATAGGACCAAGACCTAAAACAACATTACATGTTAGAGATATACTTCCAGAGTCAAATGTAACATTTAATTTAGGATCCGAAGAAAAAAGATTTAAAGATTTATTCTTATCTGGTAATACATTATCTCTTGGAGCAACAGAAATAAAAGCATCTGCAGATGGTGGTATTGAACTACCTGCAGTTGAAGCTAATACAATGTTGGTGATGAACCCAGCTAGTTATCAACTTTTTACAACTAAAGTAATTACTAAAACATCTGCTCATCCATATACTGGTCAAGGTTCAAGTTTAGCTTATTCAATAAACGGTAAAGAGTCACCTTCATTAATTCTTGTACCAAATATGACTTACAGGTTTGATCAATCTGATAGTTCAAATGGAAGTCATCCACTAAGATTTTACAAAGATGCAGCTAAAAGTACATCTCATACTACAGGTGTAACAACAAATGGAACACCTGGATCAGCAGGCGCTTATACACAAATAGTTATAACAGAAACTACACCAACAGTATTCTATCAATGTTCTTCTCATGCACATATGGGAAGTGTTGCGACTACAACAGTAGGTACAATACAACAACAAGATATAACAAACGCTGTTAATGATTTAATAGATGCAGCTCCATCACAACTTAATACGTTAAATGAGTTAGCTGCTGCATTAGGAGATGATGCTAATTTTGCTACCGCAATTACCTTATTAATTAATGACAGAGCACAGGTTGCAAATGTTGCTTCATTAGCTGCATTAGCAAATACAAATTCAGGAATAGCATTACTTAATACAAACTTAGTTGGATCCAACACAGCACTTAGAACATTAATTAGTGATAGAGCTCAAGTTGCTAATGTTGCAAGTTTAGCTGCACTTGCTAATACTAATCTAGCTATTGGTAATCTAAACACTAACTTAACTGGAAGTAATACTGCATTAAGATTATTAATAAACGATAGAGCACAAATTGCGAATGTTGCTTCTTTGGCTGCTTTAGCGAATACAAATGCAGCAATAGGAAATTTAAATACAAATCTTGGAGGTACTAATACAGCTATAAGAACTTTAGTTAGTGATAGATTACAAGTTGCAAATGCTTCAGCTACTTTTACTACAAAAGCATATGCAGCTGCTAACTCATATGTTAATTCTACATTTGTTAAACCAGATGCAACAAATATAAGTTTTTCTGGACAATCAGTAACAATCACTGGTAACTTAATAGTGCAAGGTACAACCACACAAACAACAACTTCAAGTTCAAATGTTGAGAGTGCATTTATGATACTTAATGCTGGTTTAGATGGAACACCAAGTAATGATGCTGGTATAAAAGTAAATAGAGGAAATCAAGCAAATGTTGAAATAAGATTTAACGAAACAGGAAATAAATTTGAATTTACTAACGACGGTACAACATTTAATGAGCTAGGATCTGTTAGTGATTCGTTAGCTTTTGCTATAGCTTTGGGATAAATAGATAAATAAAAGTAAAGGACAATTATGGGCGGTTTATCAAGAATTAGATTAGATGGTATTGCAAACAATGCTGTCGCAAATACCAATATAGTAGATGGTGCTGTAGGCGCTGCCGAAATAGCAACAGGTGCTGTAAAAGCAACTGAAGTTGCTGCAGGTGGTATTGCAGCTAATACAGCTTTTGGTTCAGGAGTAATAACAGCACATGCTATTGCAACTGGTAATGTTGGAAAAACAGAATTAAGATCAAGTGATCTTTTAACAGCTAATACACAATTCAATGCAGGTATTATTACAGCACATGCTATTGCAACAGGCGCAGTAGGACCAACCGAGTTAGCAACAGGTGCAGTAAGTGCAAATACTAAAATAGCTGCAAATATAATAGATGCAAGTAATATAAAAGCTGGTGCTGTTGGAGCATCAGAATTAGCAACAGGTGCAGTAAGTGCAAATACTAAAATGGGTGCTGATGTAGTTGGTGCCAGAGAACTTAGAATAGGTAATGTAGCTGCAGCAAATGGAGTTTTTACTCATAACAGTGCAACATATGCTAAAGCTCAATTAGGTAGAGTTGAGAGTGTAACTGTTGGTGGTGCAAACGTGACTATAGATTTTGCAAATGCAAACATATTTAATTTGACACTTGGTGCAAGTACAAGATTAGGAAGACCAGCCAACGTTGCAGTTGGTCAAGCAGGAACAATATTTGTGACGCAGGACGGAACTGGATCCAGAACATTGAGTTATTCAACAGTGTGGGATTTTATTGGAGGTACAGCTCCAACATTAACAACAACTGCAGCTGGTGTTGATAGAATTGATTATGTAGTATATTCAACAGCAAGAATCCAAGCAGTCGCCTCACTAGCTTATAGTTAGGAGCTCATATGAGTATTTACAGAAATCATTTACCACTTATGGGTGCATCAACTGGTGGAGACTATGAGATTGGATTCTCTGGTCAATGGCAACGTTCTCAAGCAGATCACATGAAAAGATCATTTGACTCTGGTGGTAATAGGAAAAAATATACAGTGTCTGTATGGCTTAAATTGGGAGCTATGGACGGAGCTTCAGGGCAGCAGATTTTTACACAAAGAAGTTCCT